GATAAAATCTTTAGAATCAACCTTGTTATGGTCATAAGATTTTAAATCATCAACAAGTTTATCTATGTTATTCCCCCTATTATATTCCCAAAAAGATTTTGGTTCATAGGAAAATTCATACAATCCTTGTTTTCTTAATCGTTCTACATACATTAGCTGTCAAGTACCCCTATTATCCATAGGGTACCAAAAATAATATATAATATTGTTACTGGTTCCATAATATCTCCTTTCAAATTGGCAATGTTGCCTCTTTTGGTAAAAAGTTAAGATCCTGAGCATTTGCTTTAATCTTTTCTTTTAAATTACGATTTATTAAATGTTTTACCTGGTCTGGTTCAATTTCTTTTTCTTGACAATAATCTAATATTGCATCCATATGAGTAATCTTTTTTTGACTAGCTCTTTTTTCAATAAGTAGGGCAAACTGTTTAGGTGTCACTTAATCTTTTCCTTTCTCCTGCAACGCCATTCCTTTAAGGATTGTATCTTTATATAAATCTGTTTCTTTATTTTTATCTGGATAATAAGGAAACTCTTTACGGTGTTCAATATGAGCTTTATTTCTTTCAAACGGATCCTTATATTCAGGTGAATTTACATCCCAATCTGTATGTATAGCAGACACACCTGTTTTATCTATGGCATCAAAATCTTTTTGTGTTTTTTCACCATATAATATTGCACATATTATGGCATAATTAGCTAAATCAATAAGTGTGTCTCTTATGCTCTCGTCTTTTACTTTTAATTCTTCTTGTTTAACAAATGACATCAGGCGACTAAACTTATCACCTATTCTTATCGCACAACCTTTCCATGCAGGTATGCCACCCATTTCACAAGTTCTAAAATTTTTGAAAACATCCGCTTTGTCAGCGTAATCATGCCGTTTGGCATCGTGGACTTGCTTCATTTCATCTAATAATGTATAAAATACTTCACTTTGTTTTGACATAATCTTTCCTTTTAATGCCTGTTTCTGTTGCAAGGTACAGGCAAACCCCAACAGCCTAAGCTGCTAAAGCATATTCGTAAGAATCTGCGTTTATTTTTTTGGTCATTTAAGGAAACCACCCCTATCCTCTCCAGCATAATTTCTGATATCTGTCGACCCTATTTCACCCCCAAACTGAATAGGGATGGTGGAGGTGGAGGGTATCGCACCCTCGTCCAGCCTATCTACTTTCATTACCTTCATCAAGAATCTCTTTATGTTTATTCACCTTCATAAAATTTTAAATCTTTACCATAACCTAATACACAAGTTTCATCTTTGTCTAACATTGTCATCAACACAGACATATCAAACTTTTTATCTTTATGTACAAATACAGTAAGCATTGCAATCACTTCACCTGTTGCTGTAATTACTTTACCCACAACTAATGGTTCATTGTTAAATTCTTCTGTTACTGTTTTCAACATAAATTCTGTTGGACCACAGTACATAGGTTTCTTCATCAAACCTGGTTGTTCATATATTGGCGGCTTGCCTTCGGGTGTTTCTGCTTGTAGTGAATTAAGTCCTGTGTATATAATCGCTAAAAATAAAATTATTAATATAGTACCTAAAACACTTTTAAATATTTCTTTCATTTGTTTCTACCCACTTGTAAAATTTTTCTATAGCGTCTTTTAATTTTGGTAAGTAATCGTTCTTATTCTTTTTAAATATTTGTGTAGTTCCTTCCTCCGTTACGATTAGGATTACAACTTGTTCAATGGGTTTGTTAAAGTGTTCTTCATACATTTCTGCATAAGCACTTCCTTGAATAAAATAATTTTCTATCCAATCTTCTTTTTTTTCACCTTTAGATGTTTTAAAATCTATAACTGATAATACGCCATCATATTCAGCAATACAATCACATCTTCCTGCAACTGTATATTTTTCTGAATACATTTGTGCCTCTTGTAGGCATATACTATTTATCTTTTTTAATTCGGGTTGTAACACATTGAACATCATTTTTGGTAAAAATTGTTTTTTATATTTTTCGTTTGAATTAATATCCAAATTATTTAAATAGTCTTCAACCATACTGTGTACTGCTTTGCCTCGATTAGCAGCAGTTATCATTATATGATTAGCAACATCATCTCCTACTTTTTTTCTCCATTCAACCAAACCTTCTTTCTGTCTTATTGATAAAACAGAAGTGATAGATGGAAAAATCTTTTTTGTTTCTATGATTTCGTAAAATCTTTTACCGTTGACATTCTTTGCTTTAAGAAGTGGTAAATCACCGTGAGGTGGGGTGTGTGTAAAATCTTGTGTATTCATTATAAAGTCCTTTTTTTAATACAATATCTCTATTATATCACAAAAAGATGTTCCTGTCAAGCCTATATCATATCCAAAGCTTCTTCTGTTGTTTCTTCAACTCGTCTTGTCCAACCTCGACCAAATGTATCAAAGTGTGATAATCCCTCGTAATATTCTTGTCTAGCGTTCTGATAATTCTCTATGGATGTTTTAAGTCCTTCTTCATCAAGGTATCTACTTAATGCACCTAATGTATTAGGTCCTATCCCACCATCTACTACAGTACCAATCATTGTCTGCAAGTATTTAGCAGCACGACCTGGTCCTGCATTTACAGCAAAATCAAATACACATAAATCCAATCCTTCTGGCATATCATCACATTTACATTTGTCCCAATAATTTTCCTGATAGATAGGTTCTACATCCTCTGGTGTTAATGCTTTCATTTCTTCCACAGATACTTCTTCATCTAACCAATCTTCATAAGTGTTTCTTGTCACGCCCAAATTTGTAATACCACCTGGATCTTTTGGATGGTTAACATATCCGCCTTCGTGTTTCAATATTATTCCTAAACATTTTTCAAAATTATCCGTCATAATGCAATCCTAATTTTATTTTATCTATTAAATATGATTTTATAAGACCACTTCTTACAATATCATTTAAATCAAATTCTATACAATCTACATCTTTCATAGCTTGCATAATATTAACAAAATTTAATATACCATTTCTATCATTGGTATTAACTAAATCTGTTTGTTGTACATCACCAGCAAATATAATTCTGGTGTTCTGACCTATTCTGGTCATAATGGTATCTAATTCATGGAAATTTAAATTTTGGCATTCATCAACAATGATAATACCATCATCTATTGTAATGCCCCGTAAAAAACTTGTGGATAAAAATTCTATTGTGCCTTGTTTCTGTAAATCTGTATATAACCTATTAAACTCCTCATCAGAAGGTCGTTTAAACATAAATCGTACCATATTCTTGTATGGTACTTGATATAGATATGCTTTATCTTGTTCATCACCAGGAAAAAAACCTGTATCACCTGTTGGCAATAATGAACGGACAATATATACTTTTTTCTGTGGTGATTTTGTATCTAATGCATTTTTTAAAGCAAGATACAAAGCAATAAATGTTTTACCTGTACCTGCAACACCATATAAAAACAAATTCTTATTTGCTTCATAAGATTTAAATGCTTCTTTTTGATTGTCAGTAATTGGCTTAATCACAACCAATTCTTTACTCGATATATTTAATTTTTCTTTATCCATAATATTTTTGGGCGATAACTCAGCTTACTAACTCGGGAAAGATAACAAATATCCCTACCTGGTGCTGTCATCTACCTACCTTTATTTATTTTTCTGTGTTTCTTTACCACTTCTTTTGTCTTTATATCCTTATTACTTCGTTGTCCATATCGTTGTCCTAAAGGACTTTCTGGATGTTTTTCTGCAATTCTACTCAATTGGTCTTTCCAACCACTATCTGTTTTACCATCAATAGTTCCAACACTTGATACAATATTTAGTGTTGATGGTATACACAATTCAAGATTAGGATGTTTCTTTCTATAATCATCCAATTCAGCAATCATCATTACTATTTCAAATTCTTTTCCGTTTTTTCTTCTAAATCTATATGTTGGCATTCTTTGTCTTTCTTTCCACCCATCCATCCTTGACTTTTAAGATATTCTGCTGTTTCTCTTCCTCGTCTAACACCTTCTTCTTCAACCTCTTTCCATTTATTCTTCACTTCGTCCCATTCTTTTCTGTTAATTCCAGTTCCGCATTTCGGGCATGTCACTACCATTGTTGAAAGTCACCCATTATGGTCCGCAAGTACTTAATAAAATAAGTAATAACAATATAACAACTGTAATTTTAAATATCATCTTTCCTCCAAACAGGTATTGGTACCATTTTATGTAAATTCGCTGCTTTCAATTCTTGAAACCTTTTTAAAATTTTTTGTTTTTTTGGATTAGTGACAATAGCATTCATTTCATCTAACCTCATAGCGTCTTCCAATTGAGCATATGTTAATCCTAATTGGTCTTCATCTGTTCTACCATCTTCCCATAATCCATCTGTTGGTGGTGCTCTCATAATATGACCTAAAATTTTTAAATGAGTACCTAAAGCATAAACTTCACTTTTATATAAATCTGCAATAGGTGATATATCTACTCCACCATCACCATACTTTGTATAAAAACCTACACCAAAATCCTCTACCTTGTTACCTGTACCTATAACTAATCCATTATTAGATTGAGCAATCTGATACAACATAACCATTCGTAATCTGGACCTTGAATTAGCAAATCCTAATTCACTATCTGCACCTAAATATTTTGAAGCATTAACAAACTCGTGGAATATTTTTTCTAAATTAATTATTCTACGACTTATGTTTGAATAATTATCATCTAACCACCATATTTGGTCTAATGCCAATATATCTCTACTCTTAATAGACATTACAACAGGTATAGTTTTAAGACCTGTTTCAGCACATAGAGCACTTGTTACAGCACTATCTATACCACCTGAAACACCTACAACTAAAGTGGTCTTATTATGTTTGATAGCATAATCTTTAATCCATTTTATAATTTTATCTTTAATCATTTTTTCCTTTTGGATCATATTCAAAATCTAATCCTGATAAACGACCTATATATGGTCTTCTTAAATCTGTTCTATGTAAATCTATAATAATAGTAGTTTCTGCTAATGCAACTCTTATATGTTTATCTGATTTAGATAAAACATCTGCTCTTTTTTGTACTGCTGAATTTATAGATGTTATTATTATTTGTTTCATTTTAATTAATCATCCTTCTGTCTGGTACATTTTTCATCAATTCAATTAACTTATCTTTCCACATCGCTTTCCATAATGTGTCTGTAGTTTTTTCAATTTGTTTTTCTAAACTGTCAACCCTTCTCCAAAATAAATCAATCACATTCATTTTATAATTCATAAACTCCCCTTATGTTATGTTTGATTACATCTTTAACCAAATCTGTATAATTTTCTTTACTCGCATATTTGGTTAAGGTATTTACCATTTCAAAAACAGTACCACCTTCTTTTCTTACTTTCCTAAATTCTTCATAAGCATAAACTTCATTTATTATATCAATGTAAGCAGCAACACTTTGACATTTTGTTTCAAATACTTTCACACCCCAACCAGGCCATTTTGTCCACGGTATAGGTAATAAATGTGGTTCATTTTTATCCCAAGTTCTGATACCAAATAGATTGTTTCCTTCATTAGCAAATCTACTTTCACCCCAACCTGTTTCTAATGCTGCTTGAGCAATAATTAATTCTCTTGGTATTTGTTTTTCTTCTGGTACAAATTGATACAA